CCTGTCCCCAAATGTTAGGTGTTGAGCCTTGCTGGTTTCGATAGTAGTTGTTTGACAGTGTGCTGCTTCGCATGGGCTGCGCTGATCCCACGCCAAATCCGCCATATCCGCCCACGGTTCGCGCCTTGGCCGCTTGGCCTGTCGCTGCGCTGCTGTTTTTGTTTGCCAAAAATAATAGGCCGATGGCTGCGATCGGGATAATGATTTTGTTCATGCTGTTGTGGCCTCTGTGTTGAATAAGTCGGCCTCTGCGTCACGCCGTGCCACCAATGCGCCGTTGATCTTTCCGCTGGCTAGATTCCATACGGCAAACTGATCGGCTGCGCCGCTGTAATCGCCTGAATTTAATTTTTTGACTAGGGTCGATTTTTTGAAAGCCCCCGCGCCAATGTTGAACGTCAGGCTTACCAATGCGTCAAATTCGTTGTCGTCTAGTGGTACATCCACCGCCGTTCGAACGGCCTGCTCTGCCCAAGCCACGTCAGCCATAAGCAACTCTGTGGCCTGATCTACTGTGACGATCGAAAGGTTTTCACCTGCTTTGATGAGATGGCCATAGCCAATGCTGAAACCTTTGTGATCTGGGTAAGGCGTTGCCGCAAAGCCTTCAAATTTTTTAATCAGATTAAGCCCACCCGCGGACAATGTTTGCACGTTGCCCGTGGCCGCGCGAACGGTGTCCGCTAGGTTAGATGGTGCGCTGGTGATGGTGTCCATGATGTCGGTGAATAGGCTGGTTTCTGTGTCGGTGTCGTTTTGGTTTGCTTTGCTTTTTTTTGAGTACCACCACAATGCCAAGCCTGCGGCTGCGGCTGTGATGATTAGCTTCATAAAATTTTATATCTACATACGCGCTGATTCCCCAGTGTTGCAACCATTAACGCATTGGCCATGAAATAAATCCCCTGTCCCCCTGGGACATACATTGATTTTTCGCAATAAATTTCTGAATCGTTATTCGATGTCCCATTATAAAATCCTAATTTTGACATTGTTAAAATTGTCCCATCCTGCGTGTTTGCTGGTGCTGATGCTTTAGTTATAAAAACTTCATACCCGCCTAACGCTGGGTAATTTCTCGATTGCATAAAGTCAACCAAAACGCCGTTTGTATTGCTTGTTGGTGCTAACACTTGCTCCGCTGTATTTGCTGCCAGTGCTGATGTCGCTTGATATACGCCGCTGCTTACCTCTGGCCGCACTGCGATTCCGCCCGTTACTGATAAATTTAAATCAAAAAACCCGCCGTCACCTACGAAAATAGTTCCCGTGATGGCTGCTGCCGTCGTGTTGAATAGCTCTAGACTTAAAAAATCTTGACCCTGCACGCCTTGGCCTGCGATCATGTTTTTTAAGACGCTCGAAGTTCCGTTCATGCGAACGGTAAGACTTCCTGAGCTGGTGATGATGCGGAAATACGTGCCCACTGCCGCGATCGGGAAAGACCCGTTCGCTGCTACTGAGAAGTCATACGTTGTGCCGCCTGCTTGCACTTGTCGCATGGTTTACCCTTCCAATAAATACCATGCGCCAAGTCCCACCGCTGCCAGCAATAAAAGATTATTGCTATTGGCTTTGGCTTGCGCCTGCTGGTTGCTTTGCGCTGTTCCGACGGATGCGTATTCGCCTAGGTTGCCCATCACTGAGTAACCATTCGGCGAGTTTCCATACAGTCCGCTGTCCGTGCCCATTGTCACGTTGTCGTTGCCTAGGCTTTGCCCAAAACCTACAAACAAGCGCATGGCCGTTTGTAGGTCGCTCTCAGTTGAGCTGATCGGTTGCCCGCTGGTGTTGTTGATCGTTCGCATGCTTCATGCTCCTGATCAATAAGCGCCAAGCGGCAATAATTCCTCGGTCTCGATGGTGATGGTTTCTGTCGCGCTGAACGTGCCGTACACCTGCGCCGATTTTGTCGCGTCGGGTGTTGTATTCATCACTTGTGTGCTCGTCATGTTGTCGAGCACTGGGTCGTACACTGTGAGGCCAGTTTGTGGCACTCGGCCTGCTTTGCGCTGCATGAATGCAAGATCCCCCACGGATCCATCAAATTCGCTGAGGCCGCCGCGCACCACTTGAATCGCTGTCATGTTCGAGTTGTAAATGGCGATTCGTTTGTAGATTGATCCGCCGCCTGCTGGATCAAGGTGAGGAACTGGTAAAGCCAATTTCACGCCAGTTGCAGTGACGGGGAAAGTTGCACGATGGCGACGATGCAAGATGTAGGCCGTTTGTTGTTCACCTTGCATGATAACGGGTTCACTGACTTCGGCCAATGCTGTCAGTGTTGGTGCGGTTGCACCTGTAATCTGTACTTCAAGGCGGATGTTAACGATGCCGCTTTGCTTATCAGCAAGCCATGAACCGTTAGTGAAGCTGTTCGGTGTCCGTGCCTTCAATTCCATGAAGTTGATGGCCAAGTGTGTTGCATCGGCTGTGTATCCTTTGAACTGCTCTAGCAAATCCAATTTTGTGCCGTCGGTTTCAAAAATGATTTTGCCGTTCACTTTTACGGTGATGGCTGTCAACATGGCTTTTGTTAAGGCCGTTCCGCCTAGTGTCAAATTGATCGACTCGATGGTGTTACCCGTCAAGTTGTTCAAATCGCAAACTGCGAGGCCTGTGGCTGACACGTTGAAAAATGGATTGCAAACAAGAGTTTTTTTCATGGCTTAGTACCTGTTGTTTTTTAAATTAAGCGTCAACCGCTGCGCCAAGAATTGGCAGTTGCTTTGCGATCAATACGCCGCCCACGGCCAGCGCCATTCCCTTAGCGGTTGCATTAGGTACAAATTTATAGATGGCGTACAAGATTGCCGCTGGTACGGCCATTTTTGTTAGGTCTGCAATGTTTGGCATTTGGTGTCCTTAGAAAGGTTGGTTGGTTTGAGATGTGCCAATGGTCTGAGATTCAATTCATAAAGCAAAAAAGCCCTCCTAAGAAAACGTCTCTTAGAAGGGCTTTTGCTGAATAATTTATTTTCTAGGTGTTTACCCTTGGTTTGTTGCTTTTTTTAGAATCTAAGAACCCCGCGCGTGGTTTCCCGCTTCGTTACGTCAAGCTCTATAAAGTGCAGGTCTGGCAGGTTTATCAGCTCGCGCCAGTCGCACCCTAAGAAAGTTGCCACGGCCTTAGCGTCTGGCTCGTTGGCCAGCCGCCCACAATGGATTATGTCAGCACATGCGATGAAGTCTTTGTCCACGCTCGCAGGCCGCTGCGATGCGCCAATGATCGTGACCCCTGAATGTCGCCCAATAAGTGTGGCCTGCCGCCATGCGCTTGGTGCTTTGTTTGCTTTTGTTACAAACGCTAATTCTTCCACCAATAAAGTGCAGTTTCCCACGGCTCTGGCCGCGCTGCAAACAAAGTCAAATGCCGCGTCTTGTTTTGCGTGATCTACTTGGTAAGCTACGCGCCACGCCTTTAATCGTATTGCTTGCAGCATGTCACCCAGTGTATTTAGTGGCCTCGCTATCTGCTGGTATTCGTGCATGTAGTCCCATACTATGAGTCGCTTGGCCAGCCTTACTTCTTGATGCTGTTTTATCCATCCGCTTTTTCCCGTGCCCCGTGCCCCAAATACCGCGATTACCTTAGCCTTGGCCGCCTGCTTTGGCTTGGTTGCTGTCGTTGGCTTTTTCATTGGATACCTTTCCCGCTTCGCCCTGCGCCGCGATATAGCCCATCACCAATGGCAGGCATGCCATAGCCAATGCGCCCTCCTCTGGATAGTCTCCAATGATCGGCATGATCTTTGCTAAGTATTTATTTATGACGGGCGGCAATGCATCCGCTACGAGTTGCAAGCTGCTGTCTGACCACTCTTTTTCGATCTCTGGCAAGCCCTTTGCCACCCGTGCCCTGATTGCCTTTAGCAAACCCAGTGCCACGCCTGAAAACGCCGCGAACATGGCCGCGTTATCGGGTTCGGTTGGTGCTGCGCCTTGCTGGTCTCCGCCCTGCACCGCGCCGCTATCAATGGCCGCCGCTTGTTCGGCTAGTTTGTCTAGGGTTTCCATCATGCCCCCAAACTGGCAGGGTTGAACACTGATGTTGGTTTCTTAGGCGCTGGCGCTGGTGCTGCTTGAGCTGCGCTCTTAGGCGCTGACTCTAAGGATTCCGTATCAGGTGTCATGCTTTGCCTGATTAACCGCGCCGCCTTCGTGCCTGCCTTAGCGAAGCTGCTTAGATCGCAGTGATGGCAATTTACGGATAGTGTGCCCGTCTCGGTCTCTTTGACTGTTGCCTCACTATTTCCGCAGTGATGGCATTTTGTATAGCCGATTTTTTTAGCCATGATTATCCCCTAGCTTTTAGTGTGTCGATCTGGTGCTGCTGGCGCTCGATGGTGTCCACCATGGCTATCAGTAGCTCTTTGAGTTGCTTAGGTACTAGCACCGCCGATGGCAGTGCTAGTATTTCTAAGGCTTGCTGTTTAAGCGTCTTCACGTTCTGCCAGATCAGCTTGCAAAAATGCGATTTGTAGTGCTCGGTCGGCATGCTCTCGCTCGCCTTCCGATAGCTCTTTGCTTTTTTGTGTTTCAATCAATGAGTTGATGTAAGCCTTTATCGCTTCGGTTGATGGTTTCATGGTTATGGTCTTTCAGATACCCCGCAGCATCCCTAGATTCTTCCGTGTCGTTCATTTTTTCGGTTACCCACCCCGCCCAAACGGCAATTTCATTTTTTGCTGGCGTACAGTTATTGAAACAAGTCCGAGGGCGCTTTGCGCCTGATACCAAGCCCCGCTTCAATTCCTCAAATTCCGTGAAGGTGACGCTGCGCCACACACCGCGCTTGCTCATAATGCGCGTTGCCCCGCATCTCACGCCCATGGGTGATTTATCCATCACGGTCTGATACCGCCCTTCTCGCTCCATCATCTTTTTAATGATGCGAACCCTGCAATTTTTATGACTTCCAGCCACGCCAATGCCGCCCTGCGCTATGGTGTAAGCCGCCCAGTCTGCTTTTTTTGCGCCCTCGCCTTCGCCGTGTTTGTGCGCTGCGTTAAATGCTGACTTTAGAACCGCGTCGAAGCTGTCGCTGACGTGCTTTGCATCCAAGCGCCTGAGCTCGCGCCATACGCCCACGGGTGGCATGCCAAATGTTTGAAATTGACGGATCCCCCAGTGTGTCGCCCAGCTCTCCACGCGCATGGCGGTTTTGACTTGGAACGCCTCGTCGTCGTTAAAAATCTCGATCTGCTCGCCGTTCACTTCGTCTTTGTGACCGTCAATTTTGTAGTCGTCGATGTTTTTTGCCACGTACTTGGCGAGGTACGCCGCCGCGCCGCCGTTGCCGTTTTCGTCGCGTTTTAGCATGCCCTCGGACTTGACCCGATACTTTTGAGCGCCGCGCTCTGTTCCTGCATCCTGTAGCCAATAATCTCGAATCGTTGCATCTATGGTGTTGACGTACTCAGGTGCTGACCAAATCAATAAATGCCAATGCGGGCAATTGTCGTGATGCGGTTCGGCTACCCTCACTCCGTACATGTCCGCGCCCATGCGCTTTAGGGTTGCCCTGACTTTTTGCCAGTTGCTCGATAGCCACGTTTGCCCGTCTTTGGCGGTTTGCCCTTGATAATTTTTATTTGGTTTGCCGTCTATGGTGACTGGGTGAAACCTGCTCGGGCATGTCAGCGTATAAAAAACGCCCACGTCCCCGCGTGTGTCGGCAATGTCTTCGCACCCGCGCAGGCGTGTCATAAGCTCTCCGCGCCTGATGTGTTTTGCTGCGGTTGACTTTTGGACAAAATCCATGAGTGGTGCAGCGTAGCCTTCTGCATTGGCCAGATAGGTGTTTTGCAGCATGGCATTGTTTGCCTTGACTTGTTCCATTCGGCGCAGTACCGCCGTGTTGCTGCTGTAGGGTTGCCCCGCTACTTTTGAAACCTTGAACGCGCCCACCAAAAGCCCCTCACTCAGCCGCTTGACTTTGGTTCGCAGTTGCCGCCGCCACCAAAGCACACACTGCGCGCGCTTGATGCCGCCAATGAGGTCGTTCTCATTGTGATTGACTGGTATTTTTGGCGCTGCAATTCCCCGCGCTTGGCACAGGTTCGCCGTGAACATGAACGCCAAAGCCTTGCTGGTCGTGGCTTCCAGCGTCATCATGGCGTTTTTTATTTCGTTCGCTGATTCGTCTGCCATGATTTTTATTTCACGGTCTTTTAGGTGTTCCCATTCCACCAAAGCAAGCCGCGCGGCGAATGCCTCGAATACTTTTTGCGCGTCCGTGCTGGGTGCTTGGTATGCCAGCTCGCGGCCATGTTCGTGATGATCTTCTATGCTCTGCATCCAATGCGACGGCATGGGCGCTGCGCCCTGCTTTGCCCAATCCTGCACCGCCCAGCGTTCGCGCTGGTCGGCTAGCAGGTCGAGGAGTTTTTGATTCACCTAAGACCCGCCGCGCACTGGTTCATGCTGCGCCTGAGTTCCCGCGCCGTCGAGCCCACGCTTTCGCGGATGTTTTCTGCTAGTTTTTCCCACGGCTCGCAAAATAGATTGTCGTCAAAACCTGAGACAGTTAAGAGTAGTTTGCGGTGATGCGTTGGCGTTGCACCCCAGCATTGATGCGCATAGGTTGTGCCTTCTTTGCGTGTGGCTTTGCAGGCTGCGCGGATTTCGTCGCAAAATTTATTTTTAATCACGATACGGCCTCCATCACCTCTTTGAATCCGCGCATGCCACGCGCTAGATTTAGCGCCCTAGCCAGCGCGTCGGCTTGATCGTCGCTTAGGTTATGGTGCGTGATGGCGTTGCTGCCGCATACCTCTGATCGCACGGCCACGCCAAGGCATGAGGTTTGCACGGTGATCGTGCCTGAATCGGTTTTGATATGTTGAATCATGCTGCACCACCGTGCACAAAAAAGAATTTTCTAATCCATGATAAAAACGATTTTTCACACTCATTTTTTTTAAGCATCTCATGGAAATTACTCTCATTAACGGTGTTACCCCGTCCCCCCATCACGCAAAAATTACGGCCTTGGCTGATGAACACTTCACCCCTTACGGGGGTGTAGGTGATCGGTTTATCGGTGTACTCAATAACGATAAAACCCTCTATGCTCGCGTCATTGCGTCTGGCATGGGTGAGTTTTTTAGAATGTGCCAAAGCATTGAGGCTCTCGGCTTTGTTGATATCGTCCCAGATGGACACAAAATAAACGGCTGTGATGTTATTTTCAGCCCCAAGTGACTTATTCATTGCAGTTCCCTTAGACCCGCTCCCTTAGTGACCTTCCTCGATTGAATGAAGGTATCAAGGCGGTTGCATGGCGAATCTGGGAACTGCGGGTTTTTAAGAACGCCCCGCCTTGATGCGCTGAAATGTACGTCAATACCTCGAAACATGTCAACACCTCTAAATACTTTGAGATTAATAGCATATGGCGCATACTCACCGCATCATCATTTTTTAAGGGGTTTTGAGATGTTTGAAATTGCCACAACACTTGACCGCGCAAGGCTTGCGCAGGGTTTGCGCTCAGATTACAAGCTGGCGTTGGTCGCTGGGATTTCACACGCCAGCTTGACCTCTTACCGCAAGGGAAAGACCCTTCCAGATGTAAGGGTAATCAGTAAATTAGCTCAATTGACTGGCGAAGACCCTGCCCTAATGACGGCACATGTAGAGTTTGCCCGTGCCAAGAACGACGAAGAGCGCACGATCTGGTCGGACATTGCTGCACGCCTAAAAATGACCACCAAAACGGTACAAGCTGGGTTTTCCACCTTGGCCAGCTTGTCGATGATTGTAGTCGTTTGCGGTTTGCTTGTTATCTCGCAAAGCCACGCCCTGCAAGGCTTGCAGGCATTGAAGGAGGCCATCCCACGATTTATATTATGTGAAATTAGTAGTCACTCACTTAGGGTTAGCCCTTATCCGTTTTTTGCTCGTTTTTACCGTTGGTGCTCTTTGTTGGTGCTCCGCGCCATTGGAGTCCCTCATGCCTAGCCCCCTGACCCCCGTCACCGCTGATTTAGCACGCATTTTTTGGGAAATTCGCCAGTGTCGCTGTTCCAACGTGCGCCGCTCATGGATGCGCCGCGCGCGCTTGGCGCTGGCCAAGCGCTCGGATTTAACCGATCAGGAACGGCACGAGATTATCTGCTGCTGGTCGCGCCGTGAGGTTGAGCATATTGCCAGCCCCGCCCTCGCCAAGCTGCATAAGCGCCCTATTGATAAGGCTTATCAGCAATTTCCCGCGCGGCGTTATTGCCGCGCTCGGTTTACTCTATTGGGTAAGAAAATTACGCGGCTATCGCGCCCCGCGCCGCTATGCGAGTGCAGTAATGATTATTTTTTTGAAGTGCCGCGCTATGCGTCTTGGCAGGCGGTGCTGTTTTAGCAGTGCGAGCCGTACGGGTCGAGTGAGTCGAGCATGTTTCGGCATATCCACCGCGCCAAGCTGCACCGCCAGCCATAGCCAGTGAGGTCGTGACGTTTGAGGCGCTCGGTTACTAATAGCTCGTTAGGTAATTCCGCGAACATGATCGAGGCGATGGTGAAATTAAAAATAACGTCTAGGGCAATTCCAAGTATTACAAAAGGTAAGCCCATGACAAACTGCACCCCTGACAATCGCCCGTTAAGCTGCGCTCTGTATAGCCCCATTGTGAGCACGTATAACGCCCAAAAAATCCACACATAGCCAATGGCGAAGATGATGGATGCGATGAATGTCATTTGCGTTTTTTAAATTGTCCCATGCGATTGCGCGCTGGTGTTACGGTAAACGGTTTACACTTTTCGCACGGTGCGACGCGCTTACGAGTGGCTTTTTTAACCTTCGTTTTTTTTGCTGGTGCTTTGCGTTTGGTTGCCATGTCATGCCCCTGTGTTATTGGTTTTGCCCCACTGCTCTTGTATCCATGCCCTTAGCTGTGGTATCTGTCCGATGATGTAGGCCGCTGCTACTGCTGCGCTTATTTTTACGATGGTCTCCATCACGATGCCTTTGGCCAGCGGGTTCACATTGATGCCTTATCTAGTCTGCTCTCGATTGCGCCAAGCCTGAAACGGTGCTCTTGCAAGTCTGCACGGATGGCCGCGTAAACGCCCATTGCCGTGGCGATCTGTGCCACGATAAACATGATGAAATTCTCACTCATTACCAATTCCCATTGATGCCATATCCCGTGTCGTAGTTTGGTGCGACTGGGTTTCCCGTGGCTGGTTGGTTGGTTTGCCCCGCTTGGTTTGCGGTGAAGTTCCATGCGCTTGCTGGTGCTGGTATGTTTGGCACGGCTGCATTGGCTTTTTTGCTTTGCCAAAACATCCATGCCGCGCCAGCCACGCCAAGGCCAATGATTAGTTTTTTATTGTTCATGCTGCACCTTTTATTTTTTCGATTGTTCTCATTGCGCCAAGTCCCAACATGCCGATCACTAACTCCATGAGTGACCCATCCAGTGCTGGTAATTCTTTGTGCACGGTAAGCCCTACGATCAGTGGCCGTGCTAAATATTGATAGACTAGCGCCAAGGCGCATACATAACCGATGGATGGCCGCCAGCCTGCCGCAAAGCTGTTCCCGCTAGATGCCTCTGCCGTGTTAGTTTGTGCCTGCGCCGCTGCCAGTGTCACCGCCGCGTCGATCTCTTTGAACTGCCCCGCCTGTGCCAGTTCGATGGCTTTGATCTGTGCTGCCGCCCGCGCTTGTGGGTCTGGTATCAGCTTATCAATTAAGGCGACGATGGCGCTAAAAATGACGGTTGGCATGTTATGCGCCCATGCCGCCCATGGCCATTACTTCGAGTTGCTTGTTTTGCCAATCTTGCTGTTCGATGGATGGCCAGCCCGTGCCGATGGTTGTACCGATGGTTGGCAAAATGCCAGTGGGTGACAATGGCGAAACGCCGAGCTTGGCGGTATCAACTACGGCCGTTTTTGCCGCGTCAACTTTTTCGCCCACCCACGTTACCGCGTCACCGATGACTTTAGAACCCTTCCAAATAATCACTGCGCCCACGGCTAGCGCCGCGATAGCGATGACCCCCGTGGCAGTAATGTCAGGTGCTTTGATTTTCATATTACCAACCAAAAATGTCGGCCACGCTGTTTGCTAGTCCGTTGCCCGCGTCGGCTACGGTTTGACCCACTTCGCCGTTGAATACGTAACTATCAATTGCTGCCGCGCCTGCGATGTAGGGCATGGATACACCAATGGCAAAATCACCCGCTGCTGCTTCGCCCACTGATGCCGCTGCTGCGCCTGCGTCTAGGCCAAGCCCCGCTGATTCCGCGATGATTTGATAATCTGGCATAGCTGCAAAGGCCGCGCTGTTGGCTGCATCCATTGCCACTCCGCTAGATACGCCGCCTGCCCAACTGCCCACGGTTTCGCCAATGCTGCCAATGCCACTGCTGAGGCCTGCTGACTTAGCAAAGCTGCCCAGTGTTTGTCCAACCTGTCCCCAAATGTTAGGTGTTGAGCCTTGCTGGTTTCGATAGTAGTTGTTTGA